TACGGATGAGAGAAGAGATGCGGTACTCGCTGCACGTAAGCTAAAGGCTGAGAAACTGGCAGAAGAGGCTTTAGAGATTGCTGATGAAGCAGATGAGACAAGTAACAGTGGAGTCAACAAAGCTAGACTCCAAGTAGATACCCGTAAGTGGATGGCCTCCAAGCTAGACCCTGATAACTACGGAGACACTGCTAAAACCCAAGTTAACATCAGTTTAGGTGATCTACACCTCCAAGCTCTTAAGCACATGGGTAAGGTAGAAGAGGTTACTACCTTGGAAAACAATGAATAACCCCTTTATCCAGTTCATTACCCTATATCGGAATGACCCTGTTCTGTTTGTCAAAGAGGTCTTAGGAGTAGAGCCTGATGATTGGCAGAAAGACTTTCTTAACGCTGTCGCTACTGGTGAACGTAAGATTTCAATCAGATCTGGTTACGGAGTCGGTAAGTCAACCACCGCTTCTTGGGCAATGCTATGGTTCTTGTTGACCAGGTATCCCGTCAAGGTGGTGGTTACTGCCCCTACTTCTGCCCAACTTTATGACGCTTTGTTTGCCGAGCTAAAGAGATGGGTCAAAGAACTACCCAAACCTATCCAAGACCTACTTGATGTCAAACAAGAGAGGATAGAACTCAAAGCAAGTGCGACAGAAGCGTTTATCTCTGCTCGAACATCTCGTGCTGAACAACCCGAAGCCTTACAAGGTGTCCACTCTGATAACGTCATGCTGGTAGCAGATGAGGCTTCTGGTGTCCCAGAGGCAGTATTCGAGGCCGCTGCGGGTTCTATGTCGGGTCATAACGCTCTAACCATACTGTTAGGCAATCCAGTACGCTCTTCTGGCTTCTTCTTTGACACACATAATCGTCTAAAAGATGAATGGTGGACTAGACGGGTATCCTGTCTGGACTCGACCCGTGTTAGTAACGAATATGTAGACGACATGAAATCCCGCTATGGCGAGGAAAGTAATGCTTTTAGAATCCGTGTACTTGGAGAATTCCCTAGGAGCGATGATGACACGATTATCCCAATGGAACTACTTGAATCTGCTAAACATAGAGACACAAGAGCCTATGAAGACGCTCCAATTATCTGGGGACTAGACGTAGCTCGGTTTGGATCGGACTCTTCTGTTCTTTGTAAGCGTCAGTCTAATGTTGTCCACACCCTAGAGAGGTGGAGAAACCTAGACCTGATGCAGTTAACAGGTGCGGTGGTGGCTCAGTACGAAGCCTGTGACCACAAGAGTAAACCCACAGAGATTCTGGTTGACTCTATTGGCCTCGGAGCTGGTGTTGTTGACCGATTAAGAGAACTAAAGTTGCCATGCAGAGGTATTAACGTGTCAGAGAGTCCTGCAATGGGCGGCACTTATCTCAATCTTCGTGCGGAACTATGGCACAAAACCAAGGCTTGGCTTGAGAAACGTGACTGCAAGATACCCAATAACGAAGATTTCATTGCTGAACTGGCGACTGTAAGGTACACCTTTACATCTAACGGCAAGATAAAGATTGAATCCAAAGACGATATTAGAAGACGGGGATTGAAATCTCCTGACATGGCTGATGCTTTTGTGTTGACATTTGCTTCCGATGCCGCTACTGTGTCTTGGGGATCAAATATGTCTTGGGGCAAACCGATTAAAAGGTTGATCCGTGGCCTAGTCTGATTGCCGTTGCCATTTTAGAGCCACCTTAAGCAAGTGGCTCTTTTTTTTATTACCACAATATGGTAGTATTGCGAAACCTATATTGGAGATTCCTATGAAAATGGATGATGCTGCCAACAAGATTGGCAAAGTAATGGGTGAATACAAGCGTGGCAAGCTCAAGTCTTCTTCTGGTCAAAAGGTTAAATCCCGTGACCAAGCCGTAGCTATTGCAATGAGTGAGGCTCGTGCTATGCCAAAACGTGGTGGTCGTACCGCAACCAATCGAAGCAAAAAGTAACTTAAGGAAAAATTATGTCTTTCTTAACAAGAGATAACAATGGAAATACCATCCCTAATGTATTTAGGATTGGTACGACACAAGTTTTTACAGTAACAAATTCTAGTGTTGCAAGTACCGCTTTTGCGGCCTCAACAACTCATGTTCGAGTTGCTTGTTCATTAGGCCATTGCCATATCCAGTTTGGATCTGCACCAACAGCAAGTATTACGACAAGCCCAATGTTGGCAAACAATACATCTGAAATTTTCCCCGTGGCTTCTGGTGACAAGATTGCTGTTATTAAAGATTCTGGTGTTACTGCTTCAACAGTTAGCGTTACGGAGTTGTTATGAAACCTGGACTCTATGCCAACATTAATGCCAAGCAAGAACGTATCAAGGCTGGCTCTAAAGAGAAGATGAGAAAGCCTGGCACTAAAGGCGCACCTACTGCTAAAGACTTTAAGCAAGCGGCTAAGACTGCCAAGAAAAAATGAGTGCAGCGTGGACCAGAAAAGAAGGGCAAAACCCTAAAGGTGGGTTAAATGCTAAAGGTCGTGCTAGTTTAAAAGCACAAGGCCAAGACATTAAAGCCCCCGTTAAGTCTGGAGATAATCCACGTAGAGCTAGTTTCCTTGCAAGGATGGCGGGAAATGATGGTCCTGAGTACAAAGATGGAAAGCCAACTAGATTACTTCTAAGCCTCCAAGCATGGGGTGCAAGCAGTAAAGCAGATGCTAGAGCAAAGGCTAAAGCTATTTCTGCAAGGAATAAAAAATGAAATGCCCTATTGCTACTTATGACATCAAGGCCAACTTGAAAGCCCGTAATTGGGCAATCAAGAATGTTGACTATGGTCCTGCTAACCCAGAAGAAGACAACGAAGAATACTGGCAGAACCTTGCTGATATGTGGACAGTATCTATTGATGAAGTTCAAGAGATGCGTTGCGGTAACTGCGCTGCCTTTATCCAGACACCAGAGATGTTGGACTGTATCCTAAAAGGTATAGACGAAGAGACTGATGGCTATGCCAAAGACGTACAGGGTGCGGCTAATCTAGGATACTGTGAACTGTTTGACTTTAAGTGTGCAGGTGAGCGTACCTGTTCAGCATGGCTATCTGGTGGCCCTATCACCAAGAAGATGACCAAGAATCAGCAGAATATGTTGATGATGGCTAAGACCGAATACGACATGGAAGAAGAGGAAGACTAAATGGAAGCCTTATTAGCATCGTTCTTAGAGTCGCTAATGCCAGCGGCAGTCGGTGGATCAGAGGCCGTCATGAGTGGTGGTGCGGCTCCAATGTCTTTTGGCGATACTCTTGGTGGCTTTGCACAAAACCAGCTTGGTCAGCAAATGGCTCCAACTATGGATTTTTATAACACCATGACTAACCCAAATACCTCAATGGGTGACATGGCTAACTCAGCATTTAAATACTCTTTTAATCCTAAAGAAGATGAAAAAGGATTGATGATGCCCCAAATGGGTGGCGGTGGTGGTGGTATGTCTAACAACTACGTTGGTGGCATTCCTAGTCTATTGCAAAATACTGGATCTGGAATCCTCCCTTATATCGGTTCACGATAAGGAAATATATGATTAACGAAAACCCCATGTTGATGGCAGAAACCCTGCAAGGCGAGATGGAGGGTGATGAGGTAATGTCTGAAGAGCAACTTCAAGGCGTTATCTCTGCTGAAATTTATGATGCCATTTCTTTCATTGATGATGACATTGGTGGTAATCGTGCGTTAGCAACTGAATACTACTATGGTCAACCCTTTGGTGATGAAGATGAAGGCCGTTCACAAGTAGTGTCAATGGATGTACGTGATACTGTTCAAGGCATCCTACCTAGCCTGATGCGTATCTTCTTTGGTCCAGAGCGTGTGGTTGAGTTCACCCCCCAAGGACCAGAAGATGTTCAGAATGCTGAACAAGCTACAGACTATGTAGACTTTATTTTTAAGCGTGATAACCCTGGCTTTAAGATTCTGCACTCTGCCTTTAAAGATGCCTTGGTTCGCAAGGTTGGTATTGTTAAATACTACTGGGATGAGTCCGTAGAAGTTAAAGCAGAATCATTCTCAATGCTTGATGAGCAAAGCATGATGATGCTGACAGAGAATCCAGATGTGGAAATCTCTGCGGTACGTGAGTATCCAGTGCCTGGCACTGAGCCTGCAAATGAGGCTGAAGCCATTATGACTCCACCTCCCATGATGTACGATGTGGAGATCAAGCGAAGAATTAAGACAGGCAAGGTAAAGATTGAAGCTCTACCCCCAGAAGAGTTCTTGATTGACCGCAGAGCAAAGTCTATTGATGAGGCTACCTTTGTAGGCCACAGGACTATGAAGACTGTTTCCGATCTAGTCGCTATGGGTTATGACTACGATGAAATGGTAGAAGTTGCAGGTAATGGGAATGACTTTGACAACAATCAAGAGTACCAAGCCCGTAACCCGTTTGCCGTCATCAGCACTGCTAACAATGGTGATCCATCAAGCAAGAGTGTTCTCTACATTGAAGGCTACTTAAAGGTAGACTTTGATGGCGATGGCATTGCTGAGATGCGTAGAATCTGCACAGTTGGTACTGGTAACAAAGTTCTCCGCAATGAGATTGTTGATGACCGACAATTTGCTGACTTCTGCCCAGACCCAGAACCCCATACCTTCTTTGGTATGTGTCCTGCTGACGTAGTGATGGATATTCAGCGTATCAAGTCTAATGTCCAACGTGGCATCTTGGACTCTTTGGCACAAGCTATCCATCCCCGTACAGCGATTGTTGAGGGTCAGGCCAACATGGAAGATGTGTTGAATACCGAAGTTGGTGCTGTGATTCGCATGAGAGCGCCAGGTATGGTTCAGCCGTTTACCACTCCATTTGTTGGTCAGGCAGCATTTCCAATGCTTGATTACTTGGATGACATTAAACAGACCCGTACAGGCATTTCTAAAGCCGCAGCAGGGTTAGATGCAGATGCACTGCAAAGCACTACCAAGGCCGCAGTATCAGCGACTGTCAATGCCGCACATCAGCACATTGAGATGATTGCCCGTATCTTTGCGGAAACTGGTTTACGTAAGTTGTTTACTGGCATCTTGAAGTTGGTGGTTGAGAATCAAGACCGAGCAAGAATGGTTCGTTTGCGTAATACATTCGTGCCGATTGACCCCCGTTCTTGGGATTCAAACATGGACGTGACAGTCAATGTTGGCGTTGGTGATGGCACTATTGAAGACAGAATTAATATTCTTAATCAAGTAGCTATGCGTCAGGAAATGTTAATTAAAGAAACTGGCCCTAATAATCCTGTTGTAACAATACCACAGTATACAAATACGCTAACTAAGATGTTGCAATTAGCTGGTATTAAGGATTCACAGAATTACTTTAACCAGTTACCTGCTGACTTCCAGATGCCACCTCCAGAGGCTCCAAGGCTTACGCCAGAGGAAACATTGGCTCAAGTACAGGCTCAAGCTATTCAAGCTGATATTCAAAAGAAAGCCGCTGAATTGGATTTAGAGCGTCAGAAAATGATTATGTCTGATGACAGAG